CTCAATCGCCCTTACCAGAATATCTACTACCCGCTGATGCCACTTATTGAAGTTGTCAATGAACGTGCTTGATATCCCCTCTCGTCTTGCATCTGCAATATAGTCTGTAACCGTTTCATTTAGGTTATGAGATAATAAGGCGTGCATTTCAGAGTCCGACAATTCATTAAAGTCTGTGGCCTTAACCAGTTCTTCCAGACTATCTTGGAAAGCAGCAAACTTAATCGTTAGGAATTTCTTAGCCGTTACTGATACATCAAGTTGCGGAATAACGAGTTGCAGCCAAGTATCTGAATGAGTAAAAAGCGAATGATTTAATAGCACAGTTTGGTTGATTTCGCCTGATGCTAATTCTTGTCGTTCAAGATGATTTTGCACCAGCATAACGCCCATTGGACTGAAACCTGTAATGGCCGCTACTACAATCATGGCGATATTCTTTGTCAGAGTCATTTCCCTCATTCTTCCCCCCTTAATTCTCGATAACTTCCACGAAATAATCCCGAAGCGGGAGCAGTGTTTGCGGGTCGATAATAAACGGTACGCCTATTTCCTGCTTGCAGCAGGGACAAGGCTCAACAAGCAACAACGGAAGCCGCACTTTCTCAAACTGAAAATCCGCTGGCCACTCAGTCACCAACAGCCCGCCAAACTCAACGGCAAACTCGGCCGCCTGCGGGTTGTCTGTGTTTACTTCTGCGGTGTTGGTTTCCGTGTTGGTAGTTCCATACTTGCCGACAATCTCCCGCCGTTTCATTTCAATGATAATATAGGGAGTTTGAAGCATTAGCTGGAGTTTGCTAAGTTGCATCCCTACCTGAACCGGCAGCGGGATTTTAGATAACTCTACAAGTTTCGGATAAGCCAGCCATATATCTTGATTCGTTAGATGCACCCCTTCCCCCTTCCTTACGCTTTGAGCAAGTTAAGACCAAGTGCCAATCTTGCCAATGATATTCCAGGCCGAACCATCGCACACGACTTCAAGGGTGTCATACCTTGCCCCGCAGGTCTTCTTAGCCGCTCCGTCCAGGTTGGTTGCCTCAGCGGCTAAGGTATAGATGACAGTCCCCTTGGTGAAGGCCGCCGTCTGTTTGATGACGTAATTAAGCCCAGAGTTCCCGACATAGGTCGGCAGATAGAGATAAAGATTGTCTGCGGTAGTCAGCACGACGCCCGCTTCTCCTGCCGTTAAGTAAGCAGAAGCACCCTTGCTGGTTACCGGGCCGGACGCTCTGAGCATTGACCAGGTCGGTGATGCCATCGTATTCGAGTTGATAAAAACGTGCATCCCCGAGGAGTCAATCAGTAAGTCGCCGGGAGATGCGACCCCTGCATATGTGCCGGACGCCCCATTAACCGGGTCGCCAGCGTTTCGCCATGTTCTCCGTAAAGAGCCGGCGACATAATTTGCCGATTCATTAGAACCTGCCATAGTTTTCTACCTCCAATTAGTCGAGAGGGGGGACTGTTCCCCCCCTCGCTGTTAGTTCGACTATTAGATGCCTGTTACCGTACAGAAGGCGGTTTCCCTAAAGTACACCGCCGCCAGTCGGACAGTTGCCCGAATGGCTTGTATTCCGTAGATAAAGTTCGTGCTGTGTGAGTCTGTGACCTTAAAGGTTACCCCGCCTTTCATAAAGAGGGCGGCATATCCCTGGAAGTCTCCGACAAGTCCGGTGTTTTCTGTCTTGGCTGAGGTTACAAGAACAGGGACACCCCATAAAGTGTCCGGCCCTCGCTCTGTCGGGTTGCCGTAAATATAGACACCGTCGGCAGTCCTTAGAAGTCGGATACTCTGCCAATCATTCGGGTGCAGTACAACGGCGGAAGGTTCGCCAAACCCAGTCCCTGCGGCTGTGCCTCTGACTTTCGTCATCGCCTTGAAAACAGCATCGGGGACGGGGTCGCCTCCTAGTGCCTGCGTCTGGACTGCCGCCAGATTAGAAGCACCCCATAAATTAGGAGTCGAGCCGTTGCCTTCTAAAAGCTGGGAGTCAATGCGGTTCTTGAGCATATAGGTTAAGCGGTTGTTGATGTAAGAAGACAAGCCCGCCACGTCCTCAAGCTGCTCATCGGTTACAGGTAGCCAGACCGCCACCTTCTCCACTTCGTCGGATGTCTCAGTCAATGCAAGAGCCGCTTCGCCCATAACCGCCGCCTCTGCGGCTTCCGCTGCGTTGTTCGTGTGTGTCGATTCCTTCATGTATTTGATAGTATCGAAAGTGGTAGTGTATTGAGGATAGGCGTCCATTACGGAAACACGGCGAAGCGGGTAATCTTCTACCCTGCCAATGCGTAGGGCTTCGGGGTCCCAGCCTGCGCTCGCTGTCATGGTCGTCTTTAAGTTAATCGGAATCGTCGCCTCTGCTCCTTTCTGCTTGTAGGCGATGGATTCACAAAACAGGTCGCCAAAGGTTTTAACTTCCGGCTTCCCGCTTCCCTTCGGGTGGACAATGCCGGTAGCTGGCTGGTTAAACTCAGCGCTTAACTCGTTAGCCCGTTGTCTGCCCTTCTCAATGGCTACCAGTTCGTCACGTTGTTTCTTCAGGTCTGAGACTTCCACGTCAAGGGCTTTTAGTCCTTCGACCTTTGCCGATGTGTCGCCTTCCAGGCATTTCACTTTCGAGAAGTCTAAATCCTCTCCTGCTTCGGTGTAAATCTGGGAGACCTTCTGGGCTTTCTCGGCTAATGCTTCGGTCAGTTCTTTCAGGTTATAACTCATTCTTTAACTCCTCCGGTATGTTTCGTTTGATTCTTGCCAATAGTAGAACCGCTTGGGAGTAGGCTTTGTCGTCTCTTGGCTCTGACTCTGATAGTAGCTCTTTCAGGTCTACCGCTACCAACTGCAAAGCGTCCAGCGCGTCCAGCATTCTCTTCATCCGTTGGCGGTTCGTGGTACTGAGAACCCTTCCCTCTTTCCGTCTCAAGTCAGCAAGCGACTGTGAACGGGAGACAAAGTCAGTGACAGTGACCAGCGCTGTCTCGGCTTGTTCTGCGTAGGGTTGTCCCTCAGCTTTAATAGCTAGTACTCCGGTATCAATTCCCGCCCCTACCAGAACGGGCGATATCTCTTTAACGTCAACCTGTTTTAGTATCCGGGCGTCAGCATCGTCGCCAGTCCCATCTTCGGCGGTGACAGGATAGAAGCCGTAACTCCACTCTTGAAGTTCGGGGGCAAACTTGACGGCCTCATAAGTCTCACGCCCTTCGGTCATCTTCAAATTGAATTGCCCTTCGGCTATCACTTCGTCTCCTGATTCTTTAATGGTAGCCTTTCCCACCGGAAGCCGGCCGTTCCAGGAGCCGTGCATATAAGCCGAGACGAGAACCGTCTTACCCTCAGGGAAAGCCCCGGAGACCGTGATGTCGTTATCCTTATCCCGGACATTAAGAGTGGCAATGCGTGCCACGAATGCCCCTTCCTCTGCGTCCTTCAAGGTGACCGCTATTGCCTTTCTCTCTATGCTGTCTTTCAATGTGTCCTCCTGTGTTGTTATTGCCATTATACAAACTCCTCCCAGCATCGGCAGTTAAGCCATTCCCCAAGCGGGCCGTTTGGGTCGCCCGGAAACATTAACCCATTGGAGTAGCGTTTGCCGAACGGCCGGGCCTGTCCATTGATAGCGCTGTGCGAATCCCTGACCAGGCCGTCGCCCATAGTAACCCAGACCCTTTTCCTCTTTCCTGCGTCCTTTGCCGATTCGTTACGGGCATAACCCGATGACCGGGTGACCTCTGTTGTTGCTATTCGTTTGGACTTCCAATCTATTGTGTCACTATAAAAACCCCGCACGTCTTGGATATCATCATAAGTCCCATATGCTTCCGAAATGTGTTCGCCGATGAAAGCCTGTATATCCTCGCTGTTGCTGGCCATAAGTTGTCTGGTTTCTTCTGCAACGTTCGCTCTTATCCAACGCCGAACCCTACCGAGAAATGCTGAAAATAATTTCGTTGGTTGCTTTCCGAAGTGTTCTATGATGTTTTCGGATATCTGCTCCAAGGCCTTGACCCATTCGCCTTCCCTGTTCTTGACGGCATCGCCTGCCGCCTTAACCGGGTCATCGCTGCCCAGTGCTTCTATAACCGCTTCCTCTTCTTGTTTATAAAGAACCATTATTTTCTTCTTGACAATCTCTATCCATTCGTCCTTTTCCTTCGCGATGCTTTCCCCTCTCGCCTTCCTTTGCCTTTCTGTCCAACCAAATAACGGGGCCGCTTTCTCATCTGTGGTTGTGTCGGCTTCTTCCGGCCCGCCCGACTCCCCTGACCTGACGGGCATCGCAGAGAAAGCCCTTAAGTAAAAGTCCTGCGTCTCGTCAATCGGTAAGCTGAGAATCCGCTGGGCGTCCCTCACCTTGCAGACTCCGCCGGTTACTTGTGCAATTACACGGGCAGATAACTTATCTTCGTCTTCCCGTAAGACCCTAATCTCCGAGAGGTCGTAGGTTACCCGGTAGTTGGTGAGGTCGTCGGTATATTCACTAAGCAGACTATGCTTTGTTTGCGATGCCACCAACCGCTGCAGCGGTATAATCCCGCTCTCATAAGCCATGTCGCGGGCTTCTGCCATGTTGGAATAAGTCGACCTGTCCAGGCCTGCACCAAGCCCCGCCACGATAGCAGGCACGCCAAGCACGGCGCTGATTCTTTCCTCTGGTATTTTTCTGAGTTGCCGCAAGTCCATCTGTTGAGGATTAAAGCCGAATGTCTCAACCTTAGTCGCTGACCCCAGGATTATCGGCTCGCCTCTTCGGTCTCCTGTCGTTCTTGATTTGACATAAGCCTTGACTGCGTCGGCGTCCTGCGGTGATGCAGTGTCCTTGTCCGGTGATATTATCAGGCCGGGAACGCCCAGGTTTTTCAATAGAGCGGCGGTCATGTTAGCCGCTTCGTCATCGGTGAAGACTTCCCTGACCAAACTCTGCAAAGGTGAGCGGCCTTTCCTGAGGTTAGTCGGGTCGATGCCCAGGCGGTAATGCGCCACGTCTCGAACATCAAGTGAGATAACTTGCCCGCCCGGCATATAGTCATAGTGAGATATGAAGACATTCCCTGTATCCGGCCACTTTGGGGCAATCATACTCGAAGGACACCACCAAAGCTCCACCAGCCGTCCCGCATTACTCCTCACCTTTAAGAGATAAGCATTGCCAGAAATAACCAGGTCGGCAATGAATGCACCCTGTAAAAGTAGTCCGTCATAATAGGGGTTAGGCTTATTCATTAGAACGGTTAGCGGGTGGTCTATCTCTTCCCATTCATTATCTTGGTTTCGCTGTTGTATAATCTGCGGGGCTTCGGGATAAGTCCTCTGTATCCACCCGACACACGCCATGATAATCGACGACTGCCAGCCGTTGACCTCGCTTGCATAATTAAACCCGGTTCGGGGTAATATCAAGCTAGCATAAGAGGCGGGGTGAATAATGTTGTTTAACGACTTTCTGATTGCGTCAAATATCGGCACGTTCAATCTCCTACGGGCAACCATCGGCGAGTCTGTAACATTAGCTCTGTAAGCCCCCAGACCAAGGCGTCAAGCCTGTCGGGACTCTTCCCGGCTTCCGGTGACCATGTAACCAGCTGGTCTTCTAGCTCTTGGAATGCCCTTATGTGTGTGACCTTTCCCTGTTCATATAATGCCGCCACCGGCTCGGCTCTCGCTTGTTTGCCTCTGCTGGCGTGGATACGCTTAACCTTGGCATTAGGGCTGACTGTCTTGATGGTGTACTCTACCATCTCGCCGCCGTTGTTGTCCTCGGCAATAATATAGTCTGCCTGGTATTCTTCATAAACTTGGACAACCCGGTTGGCCCACCCGTTAGGCGATAACCTGCACGACCTATCTGCCAAGATATAACCGCGATTGTCAACCCCAACCCCTGCAACGACTATCCCCGTTTCATCCGCTTGCTCTGTGCTGGTTGCCGCCGGGTCTACGGCAACAACCACCCGCACCAAGTCGGGGGCGTCCCCGTATGTTATGACATCACGACCCCAGAGAGCGCCAGGGATGTCTTCTAGTAGTTCGGCGTAAATCTCCTGACGCCCAAGCCGTGTCCCTTCATACTTGGCTATCACTTGGGAAAAGAACAACTCCGCCAGGTTCGCCCTGTTCTCGTATGTTGAGCCACGAGTAACAACAACATGGGGTGCTTTTAGTAGTTCCTTGATTAAGGAGATGGGTGATGGTGTCGTGGTGTATACTGCCCGCGGCCGTTCCCCGAGCCGCAAGCCCAGCATCAAATTATCATGGCACTCCTGGGGATAATACCAGGTTCTAATCTCATCACCCCAAGCCAACCCGCATTGCGGGCCTCTTAATTGGTCGGGTTCTTGGGATGAGAATATCAAACCCCTTGCCCCGTTTGGCCATGTCAACCGCCGTTTTGATGGTTCGTATAACGGACGCTCGTCCA